TGTCTTACATAGATCAACAGGTATTATTCCTAGTTTACCTATAAGTGATTCATCTTTCTTTAATATGAATACTTTTTTACATACTGTACATTTACCTTTTTTCATTTTAATTATATCCTCTCAAATATAGTGGTCCTGTCCATTGAATAGAATACCCGGCTTCTAGTACATTACCTCTAGCACTATTCTTTGCTGGAGCTCTCCAACTAGCAGCTTTTAGTATATCACCCATTTTAAACTTACCATCATCTTGTTTAACGATAAAAGCTTTTACACTATTGTTATTAGTTACTTTAATAAACTTCTGGCCAACAATAGTTTTAAAACCATCTTTGTATTCATTAAACATTCTTTCATTAGTATTGCCTTTACTATAATCTAGTACCATTGCGTCAATCATTTTACCAATACCAGCTAATAGTGTTTCTGATTTATCTGTAACTGTAATCATTATATATCCTTTTGTTAATACTTAATTATTTTTTTGGTATAAAATCGTAGGCGTACTCAATACCTGTTAAATGAAATAAGTCTACCTTTGTATTATCTAATACCATTTCTAAAAAGTTTTTTATCTTCGTAGCAGTTGAAGATGTACTAACTTTACAGAAAAGAGAACCACCAACTATTTGAGTTTCATCGGCGCCTAACTTCTTAGCAGTTTCAACAATTATTTCTTGTTCTTTTGTAATCATAGTCATAGTGTTTCCTTACTGTTGTTGCGTTATTATTGATAGTACAAAACTTCCGATACCTAAACTAACTGCGGCAAATCCTAAAGACCATTTGTCAGCCTCTACAGCACCAGCGGCAGTAACCATTGCTAGTGTACCTAGTATTGCGAAAAATATTGTTATAAATTGGTAGAACTTTTTATTTGTTTTCATAGTGTTTTTTCCTTTTGTTATTTTTTATATATTGCGAAACTTGTTGCACCAGCTAAATGACAAAACGATTGTGGTCTGTCATATAAATCTGTAGTAATACCTCTGTATCTAAATCTAACATTTTTTTTCATAACTTTCATGTAAGTTCTAAATTTACTTAATAGTTCAATCGGTATACCTTTAACAACAGATGTTTCTTTTTTATCTGATCTATACTTGTTAGTTAAATCTAATATCTCTTGTTCTCTTAACTTGTTATATTTCTCAATATCACTCATTGCGTTTTTAGATAGTGTTGTCATAGTGTTTTCTCCTTATTGGTTTAATTTGTAATCGTGTAAAATTTTATTAATAGCGTTTTTCATATTAATATCAATCACACTTAAAAGTTTATTATCAACTTCAATAACTTCTTTGATATTCTTACTCATTTTTTCTATCTGTTTGTATGCGATATTTCTAACTATTGATATATTGTTATTACTAATATTTTTGTTTATCATTACGCCGCCTCCAACATAGACATTGGTACTCTGTAAGTCATATCTTTTATTTTAACTAGACATCTGGCTTTCATTATTTTAGTAATAATACCTGGTGTCTTTTTAGTTTTTTGAACTACATTGACATTCATACCAACTTTCATTTCACTTTTAATTTTGTTTTTAATAATATCAGCGATTAAATCTTTAGTTGTATTTAATTCTTCTACACTCATACTAAATAATTGTTTATTAAACGTATTCATATCTTGTATTGTCATAGTGTTTTTTCCTTTGTTGTTTTTATTAATCATATACAGCTAATATATCAGGAATAAACATATAGTACAGTAATAAAATGGTTAAAAAGCAAATAAAATGATAAAAAAACCCTTGCTATTAGTCAGTTTTTTAATTATTCTGTTCATGGTTTGTTCTTGTTCAATAAAATCGTGTAAAATTAGGGCAGATTTAGACAAAATTGGCGATTTGGCGTTAGAAAATAAAGAAAATTTAAAAGAAACGAATCTTAAACATGCAATAGCACATTGTAAGTTTTAATATAAATAGAAGTATGACAACTTGTAACAATTGTGGACACGAATCACACTGCGGTAAGCCGTATTCGGTTAAAGATGAAGATGGTTTTACGGGAGAACCTTATCAAAGAGAAATTTGTAAAGTTTGTAGATGTGAAAAGTGCGTAAAAATAAAAAATAATGAAGATTTATTTAATGGAGCATAAAAATAATGAGTAAAATGAGAATATTTAAGTTTTGGAATGAAGAAGGTGACGAAAAAGAGAAAGAAGCGATGAGTTTAAAGAAGGCTGTTCAAGCTGTACAGTCAGATTTCAAAAATAGATTTATTGGAGTTGAATATATCAGTAAACGAGGTAAACAAATTAGTGATTCTGTTCAAATACCAGTAGGTAGAAAAATTAGACAGGCAATAATAATAGAAAAAAAGAAAGCAGCGGCAAAACTCGCTCAAAGTAGTAGATAATGGCAAAAATATCAAAAGGTTTTGTGAAACACGAAAGATTGCCTAAAAAGACATCACAAGGCAAAAGTAACAAAGTAAAAAAGAGTTCAATGAACAAAAGTAAAAAAAGATCATTTAAAGTTTACAATAGTCAAGGTAAATAATGCCAGCATGTGTTAGATCAGGTTTAGATGTTCATGTAGGACACGCAAGTCCAACACCCAATCCTTTTCATCAAACGGCATATACGGGTGGATCGCCAAATGTATCAATAAACAGTGCTGCTTCAATTAGAGTGGGTGACGCTACAAGTTGTGGTGACCCTGCTACTGCAGGTAGTTCAACAGTTAGAGTAAATAGTATCGCTATTCATAGAGTTGGTGACTCAACAGGTGGTCATGGTAGTTGGGTACCTAATGCTGCCTCTACTGGAAGTTCTAACGTAAACGCTGGTTAATCATGTATAAATATTGGTATGGCCAATACAAGTGCAATTAACAATAGTAAACGAGCTACTAGAATTTACAAAGATTTAGACCTAGACTTTGGTCGTAACGTTGTTACTAATGATGTTAATAGGTTAACAGATGTAGAAGCTGTAAAAAGAAGTGTTAGAAACTTGATTAACACTAATCACTTTGAAAGACCGTTTCACCCAGAGATTGGTGGTAACGTAAGAGCATTATTATTTGAGCCAATGACACCATTGACTGCTCTTAACTTACAAAGAAAGATTGAAGAAGTTTTAAATAACTTTGAGCCAAGAGCAAAGATAACACAAATTTTGGCTGATCCTGATATTGACAGAAATGCATATAGACTTGAAATTAGATTTTATGTTATAGGAATACAAAACCCAGTTACAGTAGAAACATTTTTAGAAAGATTAAGATAACATGGCAAGCAATAAATTAGAAGTTTCACAATTTGACTTTGATGATATAAAATCAAATTTAAAATCATTTTTACAAGATCAATCAGAGTTCCAAGATTATGACTTTGAAGGTTCTGGTTTTGCTGTCTTACTAGACTTACTAGCTTATAATACTCATTACCTAGGTTTCAATGCTAATATGTTAGCAAATGAAATGTACCTAGACAGTGCTGATATTAGAAAAAATATTGTTTCATTAGCAAAGATGTTGGGTTATACTCCAACGTCACCAAAATCACCTATAGCATCAGTTGACATATTAATGAATAATATTCCAACAAGTGTTGCCTCAATTTCAATGGCAAAAGGTACAGCATTTACAACTACAGTTGATGGAGAAACTTATCAGTTTGTAACAAACGCAACACACACACTAGCACCCATTAATGGGATTTATAAATTTTCAAACATATCTCTTTATGAAGGTACGTTAGTTACATTTAAATATACAGTTGATAGTACAGACGTTGACCAAAGATTTATTATACCAAGTGTTAGTGCAGATACTACAACACTAAAAGTTTCAGTACAAAATTCAGCTAGTGATACTACAACTAGCACATACACAGTAGCAACTGGAATAACTAGTTTATCATCTACATCAAAAGTTTATTTTTTACAAGAAACTGAAGATGGTAAATTTGAAGCTTATTTTGGTGATGGTGTATTAGGTAAAAAATTAATAGATGGTAATATTGTTACTTTAGAATATATTGTAACTAATAGAGACGAAGCAAATGGAGCAAGTTCATTTACATTAACAGGTAATGTTGGTGGTTACTCAGATGTTACTATAACAAGTGTAACAAGTGCTCAAGGTGGATCAGAAGCTCAATCAAAAGAATCAATTAGATATAATGCGCCACTACAATATTCAGCACAAGACAGAGCTGTAACTACAGCTGATTATGAAACAATTGTACAATCAATTTATCCTAATGCTCAATCAGTTTCTGCTTGGGGTGGGGAAGATGATGAGACACCTGTTTACGGAGTTGTTAAAATTGCGATTAAAGCAGCATCAGGTTCTACATTAACAAATTTTACTAAAGCAGATATTGTAACTCAATTAAAAAAATATAATGTTGCTGCGGTTAGACCTGAAATTGTTGATCCAGAAACTACAAGTATTATAATTACAACAAATGTTAAATTTGATGAGAACAGTGCTAATAAAACTGCAGATACTTTAAAGTCAGATATACTAGCAACATTAACTACTTACAATGCAAACACACTTACTCAATTTGATGGTGTTTTTAGATATTCAAAAATTACAGGTTTGATTGATGCTACTGATTCATCTATCTTATCAAATATTACGACATTAAAAATTAGAAAAGACTTTACGCCGTCTTTAGATGTATCAACAAAATATAATGTCTATTTTAGAAACAGTTTATATAGTCCTCATACGGGACACAACTCTGCTGCTGGTGGTATATTAGAATCTTCAGGATTTAAAATATCAGGAGATAGTACAACTGTATTTTATTTAGATGATGACGGCGAAGGTAATATAAGACGATATAGTTTTTCCGGTGCAACAAGAGTTTATGCTAATACTACTCAAGGAACAATTGACTATGCTAGTGGTGTACTAACAATCAACTCATTAAGTGTATTGAGTGTAGAAAATATTAGAGGCAAAGCTTCAAGTAAAATAGAATTAACAGTAGTACCATCTTCAAATGATGTTGTTCCTGTAAGAGATCAAATACTAGAAATAGACACAATCAATTCATCTATCACAGTCACTGCTGACACTTTTGTTGGAGGATCTGCTGATGCAGGAGTAGGTTATAC